TCACCTGATAATTTGTATAATCGCTTGACATAGAAAGTTGAGCTTTCTGCTCATCATAACTTGCTTTGAGTCTGTCATAATCTTTCGGATCTTCAAAGTTGACTCTGCAATATGTTATGATTGCTCGCTCACATATAGCGTCAAGCGTTGACGGAAGAACTACTCCGGCTATGCCAAGATCAATCCTCGCTGCTTCGATTAGATCTGTCAGCTCCGAATCAAATGTGTTCGTTGTTATTCTTAAAGCAAGTTTAACTTTCTGAAGCATTTCTTTTCTCCTAAAATATATAAACGGCTACGGTTCAAAAGAACCGCAACCGCTTATTGTTTTTCATTCGGCTGATTTGTTCCATTCAATCTTAATGCCATCGTCTTCATCTTCGGGAGTCCAATCTTTCCAAGTGTAGCAATATTCTCCGTAATGCCCTAGAGCAATCGTTGTATCACACCACAACGGAACATTCATCTCTTTCAATCTCTGACAGAATGATAAATCTTCGCCAAGTCCTTGAAACGGCTCAAAGCATGAAAGATACTTGTTTTGCATCTTCCTCAACACATCTGTCTTAATCAAACAAAATCCCATGCCACAACCTTCCGTCTGGAAAAAATCACGGCTTAAATCTGTTTCAATATCTGCGAATCCGTGTTGTGTAACTTTTCCATCCTCTGAATAAGTTCTTTTTCCGATTGACTTATACAATACCGGCTCATGATTATCTCTTCGCTTGAAATATAAGCCTGTCAAAACATCGACATTTCTGTTCAATGCCTTAACAAGTGCATCTTGCTCAAAGTACATATCAGAGTCAATAAACAACAAATAAGTGTAGCCACCTTGCAGAGCAAGTGTTGCGATCTCATCTCTTGCTGCATAAACCAAGCTCCCTATTACAAATTTGTAATAGCATTCGCAAGGCTTTTTGAGATTCATCAAATGTTCAACCACCTTGACAGAAATAGTATTCATACAAGGCATACCTATTAAGATTTTTTTATCAGCCATTGTTCTCCTCTTTTATCTTACGTTGTAGCTCTTACGTACTTAACGAATGCGCCTGCATTGTCAAGATTACCATCTGCAAGGCATACACCACGATAAACAGCAGAGTTACTTCTGAATCCAACGCTCATGTCCTTGTCAACCTTAACACCTTCGCCAAGATTTACATGATAAGCTTTAGGCTGTCCGTAAAGGATAGCATCTTTGGTTGAAACCTTTGCATTATCATCAAATACAACGTCTTTGCCAAACAACTTGTAATCAAAGCCATTGTTTACGTTTGTGAAATCGTTGTGATCTGCGATTGCCATAACTTCTGCAAAGAATACCTTTGAAGGCATTATCCAACAAGCTCCATTCTGATACTCTGAAGGAAGATCACCCATTTCTGCAAGAAGATCTGCCTTTGTAACTGCTGCCTTTGTGAATGTTCCTGTGTGAACTGTTGCAGCGGTTATGATACCAACAGGTTCGGTTGTTCCTGTTCCTGCGATAACAGCCTTCTGAAGAGCTGACTCAATCTTGTTTGCAAGTGCTTCTGTGATGTATCTCTCAAATGCAGAGATGCTCATCTTGTCAACAGTTGCAGGAACTTCGATTGTCTTGATAAGCTGTTTAGGCTGAAGTGTGATAGAACCGATAACATCAGCAGAATCTGTTGCTGTGTCTGTCCATGTTGCATCATTGTTTGTTGCGTAGATCGGGATCTTAACATATCCGGGTATCTGGAGCATATCAATCTTACCAAGAAGAGCGTTCTCCTTAAGTACGTTGATAATCTTGTCAAGTGTCTCGGTAGGGATTGCATCTGTGCCTGTGATAGCTGCTCTTTCTTCAGCGTTAAGCTCTAACCCCATAAGGTTTTTAAGCCATGCCTGACGATATTCTGCACCGTCAACATTGTAATTCTTTTCCATAGTCTTTCTCTCCTCTGTGAATGTTTTTACAACTTCCGCTTCAACCTTGCCACTTGCAACGGCTTCACGGATTTCAACTTTCTGTGCTTCAATGGCTGCTCTTGCATCCATCTCTGCATTGATACTCTTCATTTCTGCTTCAAGAGCATCAAGATCTGCTCCTTCGTTGTCAAGCTCGGCAACGATAGCACTCTTTCTCTCTTCAAGCTGTTCAATGTTCATGTCTTTTAATTCCATGATTACACCTCACTTAATATTCTGATTCTTTGTTTCTGAATCTCACGTTTCTCACGCTCAAGTCTCTCCGCTTTCTCCATTTCAATCACTCCGTTGAAATAGTCACGTGTTGACACGCTCAATTCTGTTGTAGGATTCGCAGGAAATGAAACAGGTGAAACATCAAACACCTTTGCAATTCTGTGAATCGTTCTTGTATGAGTTGCCGAATCATACGAATCTCCATCCTCGGCAACAGTAAAAGCAAAAGACATTTTGGGATAATTGCCGGCTTTTATATCTTCATAAAGCTCCCTTGCCTTCTGCGTTCTACTCAAATCGGCTCTCGTCGCAAGTCCATGCTCGTCAGTCCAAACATCAACCGTTCCCGCTGAAGTTCTGGCATAAACTGCACCTTCATGATCTATCCTGAACACAACATCTGACATATCAGCATTGTCAAACGCTTTAGGATCTATCTGCTCAAAATAATCAACTCCGTCAAATGTCATCATTTTGTATGGCTCAAATGTTGAAGCATATCCTCTGACTTCATAATTCGGAATATCTTCGCTGCCTTCAAAGCGAAACTCCATATCAAATTTTTCTCTATTCTTCATTGTCGTTGTCTCCTTCTTGAACTTTGTCATCTGCGTTGTAGTATTCACCACGAATCACACGAATGTCACCACCATCAACAGGCGGAAGATTCCAAATATCACGGACATCATTGATGCTCAAGATTCCTCTATCAATCAACTGACTTGAAACATCGAGCTTATCTTTGTTTGTCATGTACTGAAGTCTATTAGATGTCAACATGACTTTATTTCCGAAACTTCTTTCTGTTTTGGTGAATAACATATTTGTCAAGACTTCAGAAAACTGAATTGCAAATGGTTCAATTGCTCCTTCATAGAATGCAGACCATGCATCGCCAAACGCTTTGTTCTGGATGACATCTTCATTAACCATGAAGTATTGATATACGTTTTTTTCGATCAATGCCATTTCATCGGCTGCAACTGTATATGGTGCGGATTTCACCTGATTGATATTTGTGTATGTATTCGGGAATAAAAGCAATCCGCCAGCTTCTGCTTCTCTTGAAAAGTTTATTGTGCTGAATCTCTTGCGTTCTTTCGCAAGATCATCATCTTTCAAGAAATTATTAACCTGTGCATAGAATCTATATGTTGCGGAACTCTTAACCGCTTCTTCAATGCCCTGATTCTGTATGTTTATTAAATCTAATGTCGGATATAATGCATGATTATCATCTCCGAAGAAATCTGACTTATATTGATACTTTGTCAGAATTCCGCAATATTCAAGCTCAATGGCTGCCGTTTCATGCCATGCAAACTCATAAACCAAAAATTGTGTATTTTTGTATTGTTTTATCGTTGTCTTTTCCGGCAATGGACAGAAAACACCGCTCGGCTCGCCAAACCTGTCATAAACAGGAATAATGAAAGCCGTGTTGTGTATGTCCAAGATCGTTGACACACGATATAAAAATTGACTCCATGTCTGGAACTGATTCGGAGCATCTTTAAGTTTTGTCTGCAATGCCGGTCTTCCTGAACCAACAATGTCAAATTTTAATTTGCTGATATGAGTTGCCCTTGCATTGATTGCCGACCTTATCAGCTCTGATTCATAGATATTGCCACCCCACGATGTGAACTGTGGTGCATATCCATTAAACATCTTGAATTCTGTCAGACCGTTCTGAACATTCTTTTTCGGTCTATCCTTTAAAAACACATCGAATAGAGACATAACTTTTTACTCCTCATTGACAAGCATTCCGCCCATCTCATTCCACCATTTCTGACGAACACAAAACGCATCCGTCAAAGCTGCGACACCGTCTATGTGTGCGCTTGGATTTAATTTAATCAATCTACCTCTGCCACGTTCAACGCTCATCTTAATTGCAGAATTGAGCAAATGAACTTTTAACAAATCATTATCACCTATATGAACAATGCCATCTTTGAAGCAGCCTTCTTGTTCCTGCAAGACTCCCCAAAGATTATCGCCCTGAAAAACTGAATCTGTTTTAAAGCCGTAAGACTCAAGCTCCTGCACCAAATATTGAGCGGAGTATTTGTCATAACCAACCATTAACGGAAGAATTTCATAATCTTCAACTAATGATCTTAACCAATTGAAGCAATCGTGATAGTCAACAAAATTATCCCCAGACGCTTCAAGCAATCCACGCTGAATGTATATGTTGTACGGCAAGCCATCTCTTTGAGTTGCTTCATCAATCTTTTCGTTTGGCAACCAAAACTTTGAGAAGACATACAATTGACCGTTTTTCTGAATAATCACACAAGCGGATGTCAAGTCTGTTGTCTGGGACAGATCTAGACCGGCAACGCAATATGATCCACGGAAATCATTCAAATCAAGAGGATCTCCGCACATTCCCTGAACTACCGATGCAGGAAGCCACGCAAGAGAACTATTTTGCTTTAAGCAGCAATACTTTGTTATGAACTCCGCTTTCTTGCTTAAAGAACCTTCCGCAATGGCTATTTCTTCAAGCATATAATCAACAGAGACGCTAACTCCTAAATTCGGATTGCTCTTGCGTAATTCATTGATGTCGTTCCACTTCTCAACATCATCAATCATGTATAAAAAAGGCAAGAGCTTTGTTTCTTTGCTCTCGCCTAACAAAAACCTTGTAGAACGCTTTATCAACTCATCATAGATTGAATCGTTGATATATCCCGATGTAGTACACGACAGAAGCAATCCTTCTGGTCTTGCACCCATGCCGGATTTCATAACCTCATATTGCTTCAACCCTGAATCGCCTTCCCATGATGCAATCTCATCGCATACGCACAAACTAGGATTGAAACCATCAGACTTCTTGGCAGAAAATGCAATCTTTTTAACCGTGCTATTTGTACCCATAACACAAAGATCTGTCATCCTGTGTTTAGGCAGCATCGAATCATCATGGACTTTTCTCTTCTGATGATCCTTTTCAGAAAAGAATTCTTTCTGTTGTTGATATTCAGGATCTAGCAAGACCATCTGCCAAACATTGTTATAAATAATATCTGCTTGGTCTAGCTTCGGAGCAATATTAAAAACCTTTGAGCCAAAGCCACCTTCAACAAGCCATACATATTTTGCAATGGCGGAAGCAATCAGAGACTTACCATTTTTCCTGCCGATAACAAGAACGATCTCTCTGAACTGTCTCAAGCCTTCCTTGTTCACGATTCCGAAGATACAAGCAATAAACGCTTTCTGCCACAACTCCAACTTCAGCGGATTTGGTGCAAGATGACCTTCTGTGTGAAATGCATGAGTCTCAATAAACTCAATCGCATTGTTCGCCTTGTTCTGATCGTAAAAGAACTGCTTTTCTTCCAATCCTTTTATCAAATAGTCCAACAAAAGTTCGATATACTTGCCAACCGTGACAGAGCCATTCTTTACTTTTTGGTAATACGAATATATCCAATTATTTCCGTTTTTCTTTGCCATTTCCTCGCAATCTTCGACCATTTTGTGTGAAATCTATTTTTTCGAGG